ACAAATGTATGAAGATGAATCTTTACGGACACGGGAATGTTAGATGGGACAGTAATGCCCTGCACACGCGTCTCCTCTTCTTCAGATTCTTCTTCATAGTCCTCGTCCTCCTCGTCGTCGGACTCCTCATCAGACTCATCTTCATCTACCCAAACTACGTCATCATCTGTGATCTTGGACTTGCTGCGAAGATGATATCTGTTCTTCTTGGGCGGCGTCTTCCTCTTGCTATCCGATGCAGGAGGGGCCTCAGGTTTCTTCACTCCACGCCGCTTTGTGTTAAATACCATTCTTACTTGGAACCATCTAAAAAAACAGTTTGGAGTCGATCCGTTTTTACCTCCTGTAAATAACAATGGACATTGAGAAGGCTGCCCAGGAGGCTCAAGACAGAATTGACCGGGAAATGGCCGGAAACCCATCAATACGTAAAATGATCGGGATTGTCGAAGAGTTTCTGCATACGGCAAGAGTAATGTGCTACGGTGGTACGGCGATCAATAACCTCCTTCCGGAGAAGGATCGGTTCTATGATCCTAAAACAGACATTCCTGATTATGATTTCTATAGCGAAACGCCGCAGCTTCATGCTCTTCTACTGTCCGATCGATTTGTGCGTGCAGGGTACAAGGGTGTAGAGGCAAAGCCCGGTGTGCATTTACAGACATTCAAGGTATTCGTTGATTCAACTGCAGTTGCAGATATTACATTTCTTGAAAAGCCAATATTTGATAAGCTTTGGAACGAACATGTAGTTGCAAATAAGATTCATTATGTGACTCCTAATTTCCTACGAATGTCCATGTACCTTGAACTCTCCAGACCCAAGGGAGATGTAAGCAGATGGACGAAGGTTTATAATCGTCTAATGCTGTTGAATCAACATTATCCTGTCGGCTGCAACTCACATGCACACGACAATATACAGGAATCCTATCTTAGCACTGAACGCCGTAATGAAGTTGAAAAGGAGCTACAGAAGGATACGTCTATTCTGATAGGAATCAATGCGGCAATGTTGCATGAAAAACACGCCAATAACAAGTGGGCTCTTCCAGTCGATGTTCTCGTCAATGCAAATCATTTCGAATCTGTCGCAGATAGGTACGCAATTCTCTTCGAGTCAGGTGGAAAGGTGAAAATCGAAGAGTATCCTGCGTATGCAAGGCTTCTTCCAAAGCACATTGATATTCGTGATGAAGAATCTGGAACGTTGCTCGTGCGTATATTCGAAACATTGGCGTGCCACAGCTATCATGAGCTGAAGAGTGGTCTGCGTGTCGCGAGCATTCCGACTCTATTGCAGTTCTTCTTTGCATTTTCGTATGCGGATGCACACTTCATAGAAGGATTCGATGAGAATAGGATTATCTGTACTGCACAAAGACTTATGGACCTTATTAAGGACAATAAGCGTCGGTTTCAGGTTCTAACACCTATCGAATGTATTGGAAAACAAGAAACGTTATTTGATATGCGTGAACACTCGGCTGCGTTACGCTCAAAAACACCGCAAGATTCTCCAGACTTCTTCAAGTTTTTCTTTACGTATCGACCCACTCAACTATCTAAATCACAGAGACAAAAGGTTCGTAAGGATGTGAAGAAGACTCTCAAGAAGCAGGGAGTGATATCGTCGGAGTCGAAGTACCTCGCGCTAGATTCAACATCGTAACCGGGAATGTACAGAACGTATTTGCAGTATAATAACAGTATGTCTGCCCAGATGTAGCCGACCGAAGCTGATCAGGACTAGTAAAGTCTCTGAAATTGACGCGAGAAGGATACTGCTTCTGAGCAACAAGAGTCCGAATCTGACCCTTACGTTTTATCATCTGCGTCACATCCGACGCATCAAACAGCATTGGACCATAACGTGTTTCAGGACGACTTGTCATCTTTGTCTTAGTCAAGAGATAAAGATGAACAAGCGATGGGTCTGGGTTTTAATTCCATTGCTTTTTTGGCTAGCTATTGTCTATTTTTACGGCCGCGAACACTTCACACCAATTCCGCCACCGACGACGGCAAGTCTTGCAGCGGAAGTGTCGTCTCTCACTACTCGTCTCGATGCAAACGAAGAACAAATGCAGAAACTGCAAGCAACTGCAGACGATGCACAGAAACAGATTGCACAGGGGAAGGCACAGGTTGCAGCTGCTCAAGCCGGACTGCAATTAAGTCTAAACGGTTAACAAATGCCTCCGTCTGCATGTCAGCAGAAGTTTGGTACTAAGCGTCTCGTGGAGGTCCCAAAGCCCGGATGTTGTGGAGCCAGATATCTCAAGCCATTTGTTGCATGTGCATGCAGGCCGAATACCCAATCAAACGGAAGTGCGATGTCATGCACTGGATCGTATCATTCAACAGGCCGGCACGCACAGATTATACGGAGACCTGCACGTCTGTTTTAGTCGCGTGTCCAAGTCTATTCAACTCACTTGGAACGTTCATTACTATCATATGGTCTACATAGTACTGTTTTCCTCGTGGATCATTCAACATTATCACTTCATATTGAAGAGTTGGGTACGTTTTTCTAATAGCATTATGTAGGTCTGTAATATCAGTCTTCTCCCACGAAGTCATGATAAATGTAACTTTGTTGAGTGGGTTTAACAAATACTGTCTAAAGTTATCAATTCGTCGGTTATATCTCTCTTTCAGATTCCTAAAGTTGTCTACGGTGAAGTGGAATTTCCCTTCTGGCCAGTTTTCTGTTATATATAGGTTGGCATGACCAGGACTCTCGTGATTGAACATGAAATTATACTTTGTATTAACTATACACGTTTCATTATCGGATTTACCCGGTCTAATTTCAAGAAACTTGTCATCACACATGCACTTGAAATCATCTAGCAAACACTCCACAATACCCACATAGTTAGTAACGATGATATCAAATGGACATGTTTTATATCCATTACTCTTCCGTAAGCGAATGCCATTAGCAGTTGCCCACTCAGCACTAAAACAGTTCCATCCAAGCGAGATTCCGACGTGAGATACCATTACACTAACAAAGATCCAATATTTAGAATTTTTGACGAATGCCACCTCCTCGCCCTCGGATTCTTTAGTCGCGTGTCCACCACGATTCGTCTTGGTACGGTGGAAGAACAGGCGTTTCATCATCTGACTTTACCGGAGATACTCTGGCAATTTCTGAAACTTCATCTGCCGTGAGTGTGTAATTGTAGTATGTAAACGTTCCAATGTCTCCATCGAACCCACCAATGCGGAGGTCGATGCTGTTCTGGCGAGGAAGACCACTGAGGGTTACGTGCTTTGCAATTTGACCGTTAATGTAGACACGGGCAACCGAGTCAGTGCATGTAACTGCTAAGTGGAAAAACATCTTGGTTGGAAGGTTGCTGATCTTGATGGTCGTAACGGGATTCTCCCTACTGAAGGTATCTACGTAGATATAGAGCTTGTTTCCATTTCCGCCTGCAGTCACGGACGGACACTGCGGCCCCTGTCCACCGGGATTTCCCTTAATAAACACAGTTTTCTGACCGTCCTCACTCCATGATCTCATGTTCAACCAGCAGGCGTAGGAAAACTCCGCACCTCCTGGCTGGTCATTTGAGCGAGGCAATTTAGAGTTTAGAAACCGAGTCTGCTTCAGCCCGTTTTTCTTCGAATAGGTCGTTATAATCGGAACAGCTACTTGCGTTAATGCACCGCTCCCGCTGCTCCCGCTGCTAGAACTCCCGGCACCACCGGGTACAAAGTAGATATAGAGTGTGTAACAAACAATTACAAAAATCGCAAATGCAACAATGGTTAGAACGATTGTGGAGATTCCTTCCATTTATGTCTAGAGGACAAACTTCTTCACCTCTTGTCCCTGCGGATTAAACAGACCGAATGCTACGCTGTATTGTCCACTGGGGGTGTTAGAAGACGTATAGCTCTTGCCGCCTGTTCCCTTTGCATAGAATGCCGCTGCATCTGCAGGTTTGAGGCCGCGTGAGAAATGGTATACGTCAATTACCTTTCCAGAGAACCCTCCGTTCGGCATGATCTCGAGTGCAGACGTCACCGGTTTCGGTACTCCTGGGAGGGCACAGGAGCGAACCAGTTTTCCGTTCATATAGCAATCGAGCGTGCGGCCTGTTAGAGACACTCCGATGCAAACCCACGTTTGCAAAGGCACGTCAGTGAGACTGCATGTGAAGGTAGAATCTGTAGACGATCCGTCATTGTTGGCGGCGGCAGGCTCAGATGAACTGGAAGATCCTCCGGACGGGTAGACACTTACAGTGATGTCCAATGTATTCTCAGCGGGTTGAAGTTTGATGCTGGGATTCACATCACCGTTTCCGCGAACAATAACCGATTTGGATTCTCCGAATTTATAGTTCCAGTCCTGTATGTACATCCAATATTGGATTGAATAGTTTCCACCATCCGATCCTCCCGATAAGGGGGTGCTCGACGATGGAGCAGTCACCGGCTTGTTTGATGTAACGGGTGTCGATGCAAGGTTTCCAGATGAGGTTACGTCACCATACATGTAACCATATACTAAATAGACTCCGATTGCAAGAACGATAACGGTTACGGCAACCGTCAGGAATGAAGACCCCTTCATGAGAATAGAAGGTGCGGTGTTTATTGGAGCGGCGGGATCGGTTGGTCGGGCAAAATAGTACCCACCTGCAATAACTGCACACGTCACGAGGACACCGACGATGACGTTTCTGTTCGTCGTAAACCAGTCACTGATTGAATCGCTCATTGTCTTATATCACAGAGTGAAAAATGGACACGTTTAGGTGCATCAAACAATACTTGACTAACTGATAATGTTTTGCAACAACTGTGGTCTACGTGGTCACGTGTTTCGAGATTGTAGTGACGCGATTTTATCGTGCGGAGTTATTTTGATACGAAGTCGTTCGCAACCAGATTTACCACTTAGCCTTCCGTTTGATCTGGACGACGTTGAAATGCTGATGGTTCGTCGAAGGGAAAGTATGACATATACCGACTTTATTCGAGGTAAATACGATGATGAGAATGGGGACTACATACGGAACCTCCTTGAAAACATGACAAAGGCAGAACAAACACGACTTCGAACAATGTCATTTGATATGCTATGGGAACGACTATGGGGTGCAAATGATCGTCATGGAAACGACTATCAAATCTCGAAACTGAAACATGCGAAGCCCCTCGTAGCTTCGATTCTTCAAGAACCGATGCAAACGTTCTACTCTGAACCCGAATGGGGATTTCCCAAGGGACGCAGGATTCGATGTGAAACAGATATTATCTGCGGTGAACGTGAGTTCGGAGAGGAAACGAACATACATAAGAGTTACTACAAAATCGTAGACAATGCAGTGTTTAGCGAGACCTTTCGTGGAACAAATGGTGTTCCATACGAACACCGGTACGCACTTGCTCTTCTTGTGAAGCCGGTTAACATCCACCGACCGTTTACAACTATGCAGTCACGGGAGATTTCTGCGATTGGATGGAGGACAATGACGGAATGTAGAGAGTTAACGCGTCCACATTATACGGGAAGGGCAGAATTACTGAATTCGCTTTCCAAGTTCATTCAAAACGTTGAGATTGTGCGGAAAAGATTCAGTACTGAAAGCAATGGACACCAGGAAGCCGACACCGGATGATGTCTCAATCCCTCCTCAACCGCCCACTGCACTATATGTGTCTGCAGCAACGGGTCTTGCACTTCTCGTGCTTGGATATCTGTTTTATTTACATTTTTACGTAGGTACTCCAGGGATTCTAAGTATCCCGACTGGACCCGACCTCACAAAGGGTCTTCTCTATATCGGTGCTGCAGTTCTCGTGGTCTACGGTTCATTTTTCTTACTTGGGTTCGCAGAGTCGATAGCTGCCGGATACTTCAAGTGCAAAAAGTACGACATGTCGAAAAGTGCAGTACAAGCGGCGTATTTTGCATTGAATCCCGCGATTGCATATCTGATTATTAGAACACTAACAGTTCTTCGAAAGCACTATGACCGAATTATGGTATCCGTTGGAATTCAGACAGGAATATGGTCAATCGGAGCATTCATGTCAACATGGATTCTCTTCCAGACCATTCTATTGTTCGACGAGTCAGCTCGTCAGATCTGTGTCCCGTCTGGAGACGAAGCAACAACGTTTAAGAACGAAGTGCTTGCTTCTGAGAAGGCTAGATCCGATAAGCTGCATTCGCCTCCTGGACAGTAATTTTTTTACTGCCGAAAGAAAATGAGCAGTCGTGCGACATCGGCCCGGCCGCCGCTGGAAGATCCCCCTCTTTTTCAGAATATACCTAAACGCCAGCAAATGCAACAGGAGACATCGGATCGTAAGTTTTCGGGAGTGCAGGCATCTGTTCTCTATCAAAGTATGACTGAAGCTCCTGGTGTTGCGGAATATGACTCTTCTCAAATTGAAGATGGATTTGCAGCGTATACAGATGGATATACCGATCTAACCGATTTCAGAGATCAGCTTACTACGACTCTATACGGCCATGTCGGTTCTGGTCCCGCACCGCAGGCAGATGCAGATACTCTACTCAATGATGCACTCACATGTATTCGCATTGACGACGGCGTTAAGCTCATGGATTGTCTGCAGCAATTGCAGGCAGTCTATAAGGAAAAATATCCAGCGGATGTTATGTTCGGAGGACTCTTTCAGGATACATTGTGGGGTCGAGTGCAGGATCCAGATTTTAAGATTACAGCTGGACAACGAGCAACGACTCTTCAGTTACTGGCATATTATCACAAGGAGTGATCAGAACCTAAATTTGATGAGGAACAGAACGATCACATATGCTACAACAGCTAATACAAACATCCACCACCAGAGAGGAAACACTGTCTTTTGCCGATCACCAGTGCCGAAGGGGCGGATTCGTCCTTCTTCGCCAAAGGCGACAGCCGGTTTTAGGTAAAGAAATGCACTGACGAGGAACAAATATACCGTGACAATCCACATTCTGTAGCCGCTGCGGATTTCTGTCTCCATTGTTTAATCCCCCCCAAAAACAATGAGTCAGCCCTACGTTCTTCCGAACAGGAAGGCCTTTGCAGATTACATTGCAAGGATCTTCTTGAAATACAGAGCAAAAGACCGCGATCCCCTCGATGCCTTCGACAATGAGGTTGATATGTGCATGAGCCGCGGCGACGCATCGAAGGGAACCCAGGAGCTCATGCCCCATCAGAAACTTGTTAAAGACTATCTTTCGATAGAGACGCCCTACCGCGGAATTCTATTGTACCATGGACTCGGAACTGGTAAAACGTGTTCGTCGATTGGAGTTGCGGAATCACTCCTGTCCAATAAGAACGTGATTGTAATGTTGCCTGCAGCCCTTCAAGCCAACTTTAAGCAGGAACTCAGAAAATGCGGAGATCCTATTTATGTTCTGAACAATCATTGGCAGGTGAATATTATTCGTTCAAATGAAGATCGTGCTGCACCGAAAGCTCTAGGAATTTCGGCATCATTTCTTTCCAGTCAGGGTCGGTACTTTACAACCGTGCCAGGGGCCGAGCCGAATTGGGACACGCTGCCTGCTGATATTCGCAGGGGAATCGACAATCAGATTACAGACATTATTAGCTCTAGATATAGGTTCATCAACTATAACGGCATTGACAAGGAAAGTGTTATGCGGTTAATTCCTGAAGAAGATCCAACAAAGTCCACCGCATTTGATAGCAGTATCGTGATCATAGACGAAGTCCACAACTTCATATCTGCTGTGGTGAACAAGTCTGACATCAAGAAACGGATCTATGACGCTCTCTACCATGCAAAGAGATGTAAGATTGTTGCCCTTTCAGGGACTCCGGTCATTAACCGCCCCAATGAAGTGTCGTACCTGATGAATCTCCTGCGTGGTCCTATTCAGAGAATTATAATGCCGCTGAAATCGATCGAACAATGGAATGAATCTGCAATGGGAGACTTTTTCAGAAAACTTCCAGACGTCGATACGGTCGAGTTCAATTCGATTAAGCGATATATTCTCGTGACTCGGAACCCAGATAATTTCACAACTGTTGTCAATGCGAAAAATGAACGTGTTGCGGTGAAGTACAATCCGAAAGCACCCACTACAACTCCGACAGAATGGTTCGATGCACTCAAGGACAAATTTGTAACTGAATTCAAGGGAGCTGCATTCGGAAATATATCGACTGAACCGTTGGAGCCTCTTCCTACAAAACTTGAAGAGTTTGCGTCGATGTTCCTAGATGGTCTGAACATCAAAAATCCCCTTCTGTTCCAACGCAGAATCCAGGGACTGGTTTCATACTTCAAGGGTGCAGACGAGCGAATGATCCCTAGACGCGTTGACGATGACAAGATTCTAGAACAAGTTCCAATGTCCAGCGAACAATTTACCCGCTACCTTGATGTACGCTGGGATGAAATCAAACGTGAATCCAAGAAGGCACAGAAAGGACCCGAAGCACTTGATGAGAACTTTTCATCGTATCGTATGATGAGCCGCCTCGTTTGCAACTATGCGATTCCAGCCGAAGTACGTACTGGTGATCCAGATGTAGATGAAGATAAAGTTGATCCGAAACCGTTCATTCTACAGAAGCTTGTTGAAAATCCGGACAGATTCTTATCGGAGGCCGGTCTTGCAACGTATTCCCCCAAATTGCTTAAGGCCCTTCGAAATATCAAGGAAAGTGTTGGGACCATCGAAACCGGATTCCGTAATCAGTTCGTATATTCTCAGTTTGAATCTCTAGAAGGTCTTGGCGTGTTCGGTGCAATCTTAGCCGCAAACGGAATGCAGGAATACAAGCTCATCAAAGAAGATGGAGTCTATCGCGAAGATCCGTCAATGGATCCGACGAAACCTGCATTTGCATACTATACCGGCTCGCAAGCAGAAACGCGTGACCTTATGCGGCATATTTTCAATGAGGATTACGAAGCGATCAGCAATGAGTATATGAATCACTCAGACAGTATTCGCAAAAGCATTCGCGATCGTGGGGGGAAGAAGCTGCTAACAATTCTCATGGGAACCTCCGCTGCAGCCGAGGGTCTTAACTTGAGGAATACTCGGCATATTCATATTCTCGAACCCTACTGGAATCCTGCACGTCACGATCAAGTCATTGGTCGCGGAATCCGCATTTGCTCTCACGCAACACGTCAGCTCGTTGATGGAACGAAAGTTTCTGTCCCCCAGGAAGAGCGTACGATCCGCATCTCATTTTACATGAGCGTATTTACACCAGATCAGGCATCCGGAACAGAATATCCTAACATTGTTCCCATTCGGAGAAACGATACCCTTCCGAAACGTTACGATCAAGTCGATCAAAAGGTCCGTGCACCTGAAACATTCATGTCCAGTGACGAATTCCTCTTTGAGATTGCATTTGAAAAGGAACGTATTGCCAAGGCAATTGGTCTTTTGCTAAAACAGGCGGCCGTCGACTGCGAAGTTCATCGGAAACTACATAGTCGCGAACAACCTGTTATTCAGTGTTTGCGTTTTGATACAAGTGCAACATCAGAAGATCTTGCAGCAAATCCATCAATTAAGGATGATGAACCCGACGAGAATTATATGAGAAATCTGACTAGCAGAACTCGTAAACTGCAAAAGGTAAAGATTCGTGATTTCAACTTCTTGATCGATAAGGATACTAAAGATGTATTTGATCTTCCTGCATTTGAATTGGATGTTCAGCGTTTACTCAAAATAGGAACATTGATGGGTGATCGGATTCAGTTCTTTACGTATGACTGAGCCACCATCTCCAGGAAAGGATCGCAGACCTTCGACCACGTCCGCTTCGATACCTTGTCTGCACACTTTGAGTTGTTCAGCGTCATCGCCTTCTCCATTCCATCTGCGAACTCAGACACAGTGCATGTCTCTGCACACAGACCGAGACCGAACCTGCACGGAAGGTACGCACGCTGACTAGTCGGGACAAAGACAGCACACGTCTCATCCATGAATGCACGATAATCTCCGACATCCACCACAACCTGAATTCCACCCGTTGCAAGGTGTTCTAGCTGACAGAGTCCAAATCCCTCACCGTTCGACGTATTCACACCATAGTCGCACGCATTGTAGATGTGGTTGATCGACTCATCCGATAGGATATTCGGAGGACCATTGTCGATCACAGTTACGCGCTTGATATACTTCTCGACATCCATACCACGCATCTTGAGCTCATTTACATACATTCCCTGAATGTCATAATGACCACCGGCTTCAGGGCGAGCCGTCGTGACAAACACAGCATGGTACGGATCATCTGGGTGCCGTGCCATTAGCTCGACAAAAGCCATCAATGAAAGATCTAGCCGCTTCCGTTCGCTGTTCCGATTCACGTTAAGAAATACCTTCGAATTTAGAGGAATACCCATTCCAGAGCGAATCGCACCACGTTCCTGAGACGACAGGGGCTTGAAGATCAGCTTGTCGATGCCGTGCTCGAATGAATCAACCTTGGCTTCCTCGGGATTCTCCAGAATTGTCAGGAGGTGCTTCTTCCAATTTTCCGTAAACGTAAAGATCTGATCTGCGTGCTTCTCGATGTTGTGGATCAGTGCAGGTGCAGCATTCTTGTAGACCTGGTCCAGATAAATCCAGATCTTAAACGGCGGCTTTGGCGAGTCCTCCTTCAGCTTCAGTGACTCAAGGAAGCGGTTGATAACAAGTGCATCATTGTAAATCATGATAATATCGGGACTAACCGTATCAACATACTCCTTGAACTTGTTGAATCCAAAACCCTCCTCGCGAGGATCCTCGTTAAGTGCCGCATCATACTGGACGATTCCCTCTGGAAGAGGGCGAATGGCCTTTGGTGCCTTAGCGACACTCTTCTGAAATCCAAAATGGAACGTCTTGACAAGGGGCGAAAGACTTCCAAGCTGCTTCAGAAGGTTGTAAGAGACCTTTGAGTATCCTGTCATTTGCTCAGTGTGTGTTGATACCAAGAGGAAGCGTGTCGGCATCTTTCTTCCTATCCGCAAACTCTGCGTAAATAATCTCCGGCTAGAGTAATGTCAACGTCTTTAGGATACCCGACTCCCGCACAGACGCGGGTTTCTTCATCAAACGTCATGACTGCAAGTGATGTACTCACTGCAAGGAAACGCATGCTGGTTGGACGCTCCTTTTTTGCAGATACGAATGCGTATAAGAACAAGAGACAGATATATCCGAACTTGGTTCTTTCAACAATTGCTGCTAACAGGACCATTGTACGCAGTCCCGGCCTTGGAATGGTAGATCCTGCTACACCTCTGCCGTATCCCGGATGCTGCACATCGTATGTGATTAGTGTAGTATTGCCCGTCCCTGCACAGGGACCGACGATCCAGTCACTCCAACTCAGACCTTAATAATCATTATGCTTCATTCTCGGTACTTTTGTATAATCTCCAAAGCGATCTAAATAAGGAATCGCCGGTATCGGATAGTCATCTGTTACCGACCGTCCCTCTGGATGCTGTCTGTGCATCGCCTTTCGTATTGTCCCGCCGAGCCAGTCATAATTGTACCGCAAGCTCATATAGACTTGCAGAAGTACAACAAGACATAAAACCACCAAAACAACCTTGAGTGACATCATCCTTATTTCTGCCCACACATTTTAAGGTTCTAAAAGCAAGAAGACAAATGCCCGGTGGTCTAATGCAACTTGTTGGTGTAGGTGCCCAGAATCAACTTACTTCTGGAAACCCAACATTCAGCCATTTCAAATCACTCTATCGCAAACACACGAACTTTGCAATGGAGCATTTTCAGTTACCATTCAAGGGAATTGATACGAATCTCCCTTCTGCGAATCAGAAAACACTTCGCTGCAAAATTGACCGCAATGCAGATATGCTTCATGACTGTTATATTTCGGTGAACATCCCAGATATTTGGTCTCCACTTCGTGTCACTGGAACTAATCCGACGGCCTTAAACGGTAATGCAACTCCCTTTCTGTTTCAGTGGATTCCAAATCTTGGATACAATATGATCGAGAGTGTCGCCGTCCTCATTAACGGATCTAAAATCGTCGAGCATACCGGAGAATGGATGAAGATGTACTCCTATACACATCACGATGCAAATAAGAAGGCGACTGTGGATACGATGGTTGGCCATGTCCCTGAAGTCTACGATCCAGCCAATGGATCCGGTAGAACCGGCAACTATCCTAATGCGATTGTGAAGGCGGTCGTATTCAGTCCATCGGGTACGATTATTCCGCAGCCATCTATCCCTGGCCGCCAGCTTCAGATTCCTCTTCATTTTTGGTTCTGCGAGGATATCGGAAAGGCAATTCCACTTATTGCTTTGCAGTATTCAGAGGTTGAAATCGTAGTTACATTTCGCAATATCTATCAACTATTCACAATCATCGATGTGGACCCTACCAGTCCAACTGCCGGGCAACGTATTGCTCCCAGTGCAGGTCATCCCCTCCAAAACATCTCTAACTTCCTCAGTGTCCCGAAAATCGATGGAACTCCTAGCAATCCGACGTTAACAACATGGGCATTGAATCCGTATGTCGAAGCGAACTATATCTTCTTATCCGACGGCGAGAGAGCTCAGATGGCTGCAAGTGATCACGGCTTCCTCATTCATGAAATTAGGTATAACGTGAAGGAAGGCCAGACCGGAACCTCCTATCTGCAGATACCAATGTTCAATTTATGCACTCGCATTGTCTTTGCATATCAGAGATCCGACCGCAGAGCACTCAACGATTGGGACAACTATACCAATTGGGAAGACCCTACAGTTCCTCCGTTTATTGCAGAAGGAAACGCTCAAATTCAGCTCTTTTCATCTGGATACAAACAGTCGTTGGCTCGTGCGTCCCGTGATGTTCTGCAACATGCGTATTTCGAATTCGATGGAAAGGAACGGTTCAAGGAAAAGCCCTCGTCGTTCTTCTCGCAACTTCAGCACTACCGCCATCACAAGGGTTCGACATCAAAAGTTCCAGGGCTCTACACATATTCATTTGCACTCGACCATGGATCCAGCCAGCCGTCTGGCTCTGCAAACGGATCCATGTTCAACAAGACAATATTACGTGCTCAATTGCTTGTTCCATCGACTGAAGTATATGGAACATCCCCATGTGGAGTGAATGATACGTCACAGAGCTATACGAAACAAGAACTCTGCGTGTGGAAGAGCACACTCTTGCAGCCCGTCCCCACATTAGCTCCAGCGATCCCGAGTGAAGCTGACGCACCCTTTGTGCAAGCTATCTACCAAACAGTAACGGGTTCACCCTATCCGTACACATATACTTCCATTGTGTATGTAGAGTCAGTCAACTACCTCCGCATTATGTCGGGCACAGCAAATGTCGCGTTCTCATCATAAAGGAATGTCAGATACAACTGCTGAAGTTCCTCCCGGTACAACGACGACAACGACAACTCCAGGTCTTCTTGGAAGCATCATTGGCGGATCGACAACAACGACAACTGCACCGGCTGCACCGCTGGCTGCACCCCCGCCTCCTCCGCAAAAGGACACCGCAACCGTCGTATCCGAGACAATGTTTAGTGTTTTCTTCAGAGTTCTCACTGTTGCGATGGGGGCAGCCGCACTGTATTTGATTGCCCGCATGACAGGTATGAGTATTCCAACATGGATTTTACTGGTTCTGAGCTTAATTCCATTTGTTCCCACGCTCTCTATAGTCATTCTTGCATTTGTTACGATCTTTTACGGTATTCCAAACCAAGATGAGATTACAGGTGTGACACTACTGTCATTGTTTACATCTGTTCAAAAAACATAGAGATTTGCAGGTTCCATTAATTCATCCATTGCAAGCTTCGGGTTTTCGAAGTTACGAAAGAGAATCTGATTCACTTCGGCTGGACTCCAGCGACCATCTACGTCCTCCTTTTCGAACAACGGGTGGTCCACTGTCTCGAGATCGTAGAACCCACAAATGATCTCACGAAGAATCTTACGACTACACTTCTTGAACTGAACAATCATGTCGATACGGCCAGGACGAATCAGGGCCTTATCGATTCTCTCCGGAAAATTGGACGTAATGATCATCACACGTCCAGATGCTTCGAGCGTTCCGTCCAGAAGGTTCAGAAGGAATGCAAGATCAATCGGCTCCTTGAATACCTCCTCCTCTTCAACTGCAAACGGATCCTTCTTCGGAGGCGGAGCAGTCGGCATCTTGAGACTACGCTCAAGCACAACATCTCCCATTGCATCAATGTCTTCAATGACGTACAGACGCTCGTGGATGGGAATCGTATACTTCTCGGTATTCTGACCGGTGTACACGTGAATATCATCGTTAAAGAAAAGATGCCGCAGCTGACTCTTTGTCTTGATTTCAGACAGCTGAATGTTCACAATGTGGCGACGAGATACATGTGCGATCGCCTTCGTCTCCGACGTCTTTCCGCATCCCGGTTCTCCGTGAAACAAGAATCCAAGCGTATACGGAATTCCCTTCTTCTCGTACCAACTCCGATTCTTTAGGAAGAACTCAGTACGCTTGCTAACAACTGCCTGATCTTCAAAGTATACGTTCTCGAAGGAACGAGTTGTTGAGAAGGTGTGCTTCGTATAAATCAGATGGCTCTGCGGAAGAGGGTTCTGCGTTGACCGCTTCGTCTCCTTGCTCTGCGTCATCTGGTCAAAGAAGAAGAGATTGGTTCCGAGCTTATTTGCCATTCTCCGCTCATAGTCGCGATTGCACGATTCCATGAATCGCTGGAGATGCTGAATATCGTGATCGTAGCAGAAGATCTTGAACTTCATTACATTCAGCTGTCCTTCATCCACCTTGATATCCATCAGCTGAAAGTAAATATCACTCTCCAGAAGAATGGGCTCAAAATCATACGGAATGAAATCGTGATGAGTTACCGAGAGAAGGTTCTTCAGAGAGGGGTGATTTGATACATAATGAATAACTGCATCGAGTCTGCTTAGGAACATTGCAGGAGACTGTTGCCGGCTATTGGATGCAGGAACAGTTCGTTCGCAGGTTACGGTTGCAGACGGTTCACGTGTACTGTGTTCCCGAATCCGTCTCTTGCAGAACCACGATGACCATACTGAATGTGTCTTCACTCCAATATCGAAGAGCGATACGCCGAGGTAGCTAAAGAGGGCTCCACGGCCATTCATCATCTGCATTAGCATTCCCATCTTTAGAAAGTCTTGAGGCTGCATTACTCTTTCTTCATACACTGGTCTAAAGTGGGTACGTTCGCATGCACCGGCTTAGAACGCTTGATCCGAAGTTGGTTGCTTGCCTTTTCCATGGTCTCAGTCGAGAGCGTGACGTACTTCTTCACATCGCGTGCAGGGATATGCGTGCTCATCGAAGGCACATACAGTCTAACCGGAGGAAGTTCAATCGTGATTGGGATCTCTGAATGCCAAATGTACTCTCTATACTGCTGGATATCCATCGTTCCGCCAAACATGCGGAGTGCATGTCTGTGCGGTGCAGCCACAATGTCCTTGTTGCCGTACAGCTTGGAATACACCATGCGAACAAGAGAATGCCGATACCACTTTTGCGAGTCTGTTAACGCAACAGACTGATAGAGAGATGCAAGCGAACACTCAGGAGAACAATAATGCCCTTCTCCTGTAATCTTGTTCAGATATGCATCGTAGTGAATGGGAATCACGAACGGTCTCCATGTGAATCCATGACAGCACCAGAAACACGCGGTATGCGGAGAATATTCCGTCTGCAGATGGATCTTGCTTAGCAGTTCATGTACCAACTTCTCATCAAACCTGTTCTGGTGCTGAATCTGTCCAGCAAGAATGTCCGAATAGCTTGCAGATGTCTGATCTTCATCAGGAACTACAGACGATACTTCTTCCTGTTCTTCAGGAGACACTCTGAGGAAAAACACAACCGGAGGTTCTGAAAGTGCCACTATCGGAGCGGGAACTGCCTTCTTCTTCGGCATTGTTTATAGAATCTACGTTTTGAATGTCTAAATACCATCGTCTTCTCGTTGAATGAAGTAATTCTGAAGCTTTTGATCAACTTCTGAGTTTGAAAGCTCGAATACATCATCGGCATTTTGCTGAAGGATATCGTTTATTTCAGGAATCCCGCTCAGAATCTCGTGTCGTTTGACATATTGTCTGTTTTCACGCGAACCGTGCCACATGTGAAAGACTCGGCCATCTGAACACGTTATCTTCGGAAGAGGTCGGCGACAATATGCCTTGTAGGACGAGTCCAGTGCTGGGAGTACGGATGCCTTTGAAAGAGGAACACCTATCCATGCTGCAGCAGAGAGTGTATCTCCACTTCCTGTGATGGCTTTTGTATAGAATCCCTGCGTCTTGAACCACTTCCTTTGAAAACACCACGCAAATCCGGGGTGATACGATGAATCGTAGGATTTGCTTCGATTCATATAGACAATTGAATACCGTTCCTGCATGCAGATCTTGAGTGTTGGATCAAGCCATACTGCAGATGAAAAGGGTTGGACGATCTCGTAGGTATCCAGAAGAGCCGAGGCATCAGAGTACCATGTGGGCGTATCGAACACTATATCTGCATCCAAGAAGGCTAATTTAGTATACTTGTACGGAATACGCGATTCAAAGATCTTGCAGAGCTGTTCCTTGTGAAAAAGAATGGATGTTCCTCGAACATGAAATGCGTCTGATATTTCAGCCGTCCTACCATTGAAGACAAGTTCGAGTGTAAAGAATGGAATCGATGCGAGCTTTAGCTTTTCGATTGTATATAGATAGTTCATCATCATTTTCTTTGATTTGGCCGGATTAAAGAAGACGAAACAGACTGCCATGTCCCTCTTTGAGGGACGTAGATACTGACAATCTGTAATGTTTACAACAGTCTTTCGAAGTGGGGGAGCAGTTTCGTGCGTTCGTTCTGCAGTAAACGCTGTTTGGGAGACACATTGCCCCATTTTCTTTTGAGATGAAAAGAACATCTTCAAAAGAAACTTTCTCGCGTTAGAAACAAAAATGTACGCTATGTTTTTATACCTCGTCGTGCTGTTCTTTGTCCTGACCCCCGGCGTTCTTCTCCGTTTACCCCCTGGAGGCTCGGCCATGACGGTCGCCCTGACCCACGCGGTTGTCTTCGCCCTCGTCTGGTCCTTCACGCACCGGCTTGTGGGCAGGGCCGTGGGTGCGTAAAGAAAACACTTAGACTGGCTCATCAGTCTCTACAGCAAAAAAACGTGTTTGACGACAATATGTACATGCACATCCAACAACCGTAATTGATGCTATCAATGCAACAACTACGATTGAAGTGAGGGCGTCTTGATCCATTGCTTAAGTATTTATCTTTATTCTTGTTTAGACCGCTTGTCGAAGACCAGCTTCGCCATCACGTGAACTAGATTAAGACGCCCAGTCTCTGCAAACAACCAGAGACCGTGCTTCTCACACTTCTCCTTGATCGTCTTACTTCCTCCCATTGCCTTGTCTGTAGGCCGCATCCTCACATCTGCAATGTAGTCCTCATTCAGAGAGGTGATAGCTGCTAGAAGACTGCAGATCTTCACATTCTGCTGGCACGCGATCGCATAGATCTCTTCCGTGAACGTATCGCGGTTGAACTGCGGCCGCTTAGGCTTTCCGTTCGTAGAAACGAACTCGCGATGCTTCTTGCAGAATGCAGCCATCCATGAACTGATCTCTGACTGATCGGCGGCCAGTTGCTCGTCTGCACTCGCACCCTGCATATACAGCTCACTCACTGCAACGCAGTTGTTCACCCTCTTGAAACGCTGGGTGATCTCATCCTGTGTGGCGTTCCAGGTGATCTCAACGAACACCTTGATCTCATCATCCTCCACAGACCCAGGAGTAAGACTTTCGAGGGCCTTCCAGCGATGCTGACCGTCATAGACAACGAGATTCTCCTCGGGATGCCATGCCATGGCAATGATGCCGTGGACATCGTTCTCCTCCTTGATTCCAGCGGCGATATCAGCGACACGGGCGTCATCGACAGGTCGCTGATACGACCACGGCTTGACATCAAGACCCAGAAGGACAGAATGCGGCATCAAGTATGTCACGCAATTGCCCAAGATCTTGATCTGGTAGTATGCAATCATCTTCTTCTGGTTCTGCAGGTACTTGGACGCGTTGACGGTGGTAGACTTAGAGGACATTCTTGATTGTAGTGTTGACCGGATACTCATATAAAAAGTAGGATCACCCCAGGATCCATTTTTGTAAGCTTTCAGAAATATAGATCGTATCCTTACTATTTGGTG